AAGGCTCCTAATGGTGCAATACGTGAAGGATCTGCACAAGATGTTTCTGTTTTACAAGTCAATAAAGGAGCAGATTTCCAAGTATCTTTTTCTGCTATTCAACGTATAGAAGGAAGACTTGAATATGCTTTCTTAATGGCTAGGTCAGTACAAAGAGATGCAGAAAGAGTGACCGCTGCCGAAGTGTCAATGATGGCAAATGAGCTGGAAAATAGCCTCGGAGGAATATATTCAATACTGACTCAAGAATTTCAGCTTCCTTATTTAAAGAGAAGGATGCACATGCTTACTCGTAGTGGTAAGGCTCCTAAATTACCAGAAAAGATAGTCAAACCTAAGATAGTAACTGGTCTTCAAGGTCTTGGTAGAGGTAACGATAGAAACAAACTTATTGAATTTATCGGTACAGTTTCCCAAGCATTAGGTCCAGATATTATGAGGCAATACATGAATGTGGATGAAGCAATTAAACGTTTAGCTAATTCAATTGGTATAGATACAGCTAATCTGGTTAAGACCCAGGAACAAATTCAACAAGAGCTACAAGCACAACAACAACAACAGCTGATTCAACATCTTGGACCAGCTGCTTTAGGGTCTCCTTTAATGGATCCTAAAAACAATGCCCAAGCACAACAACTCACGGAGCAATCTGATGCCAATCAAGAAGCCAGCTGAAACAGCTAAACAAATTGAAGCACCAAAACCAAAGCCAGCAAAGGTAGAAGATACTTCTGCTAATGCTGTAGTTAGTAGACTTTCTCCTGAAGCTAATACTGAAACAGCTCAAAGGATTGAAATTACTACTAGAAAAGGAAACACAATTACAACTTCTAAAGGTTAATTTATGGCTGAATCACAAGTAGCTACACAAGAAACTCCTCCTATGTCTAGAGAGGATTTAGAAACTCTTGCTAAAAATGAGACTGATGATGATGGTCTTATTTTAGGTAAGTTTAAATCGGTAGAAGATCTTGCTGCTTCTTATAAAGAACTAGAAGGGAAGCTAGGTCAAAAGGAAGAAGCAACTACTGAAGAAACAGTAGAAGAAAAGACAGAAGAGACTACTGAATTTAATGCAGTCGAAGCCTATGGTGAAAACATTGCTGGCATCCTTGATGAAGCTGGTATTGATGCAGCAGATTTAAACAATAGGTTTGCAGACTCAGGTGAACTTTCTGAAGAAGACTATTCCAAATTAGAAAGTAAAGGTTTACCTAAAAACTTGGTAGATACTTATATTGCTGGTCTTCAATCACAAAATGGTCAAGCCACCCAAAGTACTGAAGGTCTTATTAAAGAGATTAAAGATTCAGTAGGTGGTGATGCTGAGTATTCCAAGATGCAAACTTGGGCACAACAAAATTTACCTCCTACAGAATTTGCAGAATTTAATTCCCTATTTGATGAAGGTAATAAACCTGTAAATATTAAATGGGGAGTCCAAGGTCTTTATTCACAATACAAAAATGCTATGGGAACTGAACCTACACTAGTAACTGGTAAGTCTGGCCAAAGTGGACCAGCACCATTTAGATCAACAGCTGAAGTAGTAACTGCTATGAAAGATCCTAGATATGGAAAAGATGTAACTTACACAGAAGGTGTTCAAACTCGTCTAGGTAACTCTGATGTTTTTAATGTAAAAGGATAAATAGTATATGGATTTTAGTGATCCAACTGTGCAGGCTCTGTTATGGAGTCTGCTTTTTATTTGCTCTGAACTTGTAGGTCTATCAAATTTAAAGAGTAATAGTCTTATTCAATTTGCTTTACAGATTATTAGGCTTATGAAGAAAAACAAATAACTGTTATTATTCAATTACTTCTAAGTTTTTCTCAATATTAAAGTGCCCCTTGCGAGGGATACCATTTTGAGAAAGGAAAGGCCATCGAAGTTCTGATCAATTTTTAATTAACACAAGGAACAACTTATGGCTAATGCCACAGTTTCACGCCTTGGTCTGGTTAACAATAGTGGTACTTCCTATGATGCCTTGTTTCTCAAGGTTTTCAGTGGAGAAGTTCTGACTGCTTTCTCTGAGAACAATGTGTTCAACGAGAGAATGCAAACTGTAAGAACTATTTCTTCAGGTAAGTCAGCACAGTTTCCAGTATTGGGTACAGCTACAGCGGCCTACCACACAGTAGGAACCCCTCTAGTTGGTGCTAACCAAATCAAGGCAAACGAAAAGATTATCTCCATAGATGATCTCCTCATATCACAAGCTTTTGTTGCTTCGATTGATGAGCTTAAGAACCATTACGATGTCAGAGCTACATATGCTTCTGAACTAGGTAAGGCTCTTGCTCAACGATACGACAAAAACGTTGCCAAGGTAATTGCTAATGCTTCAAGAGCTTCAGCAACTATCTCTGGTGGTAGTGGTGGTACTGTTCTAACTCTTGCTAACGGTAATACTGCATCTGCAAACGTTACTGGTGATGAGTTAGCAGGAGCTATCTATGATATCGCTCAAGCATTTGACGAGCGCGATATCCCTCCTACAGACAGATTTGTTGTACTTCCTCCAGCGGAATATTACAAATTACCTGAATCAGCTACTCGTACTATCGATACTGATTTCAACCCAGGTGGTAATGGTTCATTTGCTTCAGGTCGTGTTCAGCAGGTTGCAGGAATGCCTGTGATCATGAGCAACAACATCTCACAGGAGAACAAACCTCCAGGTGGAGCTGATGCTAATGAATTAGGTGGATCTAACAACACCTATGCTGGTGACGATAGTAAGACTATTGGTTTAGTGTTCCATAAGTCAGCAGTTGGTACTGTGAAACTAATGGACATGACAACTGAAATGTCAGGCTCTGACTACGGAATCATGTACCAAGGAACCCTTATGGTTGCGAAGTACGCTCTAGGTCATGGCATCCTAAGACCAGAAGCAGCAGCTACAATTAAGTTGTCTGCATCTTAAGTACAATATGGGGAGTATCAATCTGGGATGGGTTGGTATTCCCCTATTTTTTTAGGCACAAAGAATGGCTACAGCAACTACAGAGTTAGAAGCAGTCAATGTAATGTTGGCAGCTATTGGTGAGGCTCCTATTAATAGTCTTACTGGTACATTGCCGGTTGATGCTCGTATAGCTCAAACAACTTTGAATGAGATTAATAAAGATGTTCAATCAGAAGGATGGCATTTTAATACAGAAATAGATGTTGTTCTTACTAGAGATGCTTCTAACCATGTTGCATTATCAAGCAATGTATTAAGAGTTGATACTAATATTTATCAGCATCCTTCTATTGATGCAGTACAAATTGGTTCAAAGCTTTATGACAGACAAAACCATAAGTATGAATTTGATGAAGATCTAACTTGTATTGTTGTTTACTTCAGAACTTTTGAAGAGATACCTGAACCAGCTAGACGTTATGTAATGATCAAATCTGCAAGAATCTTTGTTGATCGTTTAGTAGGTGATGAAGGATTAAGAAGCTATACCCAACAAGATGAAATAAGAGCAAGAGCAATATTAATGGAAACAGATTTCTCTAATGCAGATCACAATATCTTGAGAGGAGATCCATCTTTAACTAATGTCTTTAATACATACTTACCTGCTAACGGTTTAATTCGTTAATTATGGGTGTTATCTCCAGAGCTATTCCTACTCTTTTAAGAGGGGTATCGCAAACAGCTGACTCAACTAAACAAGCTGATCATGCTGATATACAAGAAAATGCTACAAGTAGTCCTACCCAAGGATTAAAGAAAAGATCAGGTGTTCAGTATCTAGCTAATTTACAGTCTTCTACTATAGGTAACGTCCATATACAAACGATTAATAGAGATACAAATGAAAGATATGTAGCTGTATTTGGTGATGAAAGTATTAATATTTATGGATTAGATGGAACACCATATACAACTGCTAACAATAAAATTAGTATTCCTGATGGATTGACATACTTAGATTCATCTAACCCAAGAGCAGATTTTAGAACAGTTACTATTGCTGATTATACATTTGTTGTTAATACAACTAAGACAGTAGCAATGTCTACCGCTACAAGTTCAGGTACGAATGTAGAAGCAATAGTTTTTGTTAATCAAGTTACAGATAAAACTGAATATGTTGTTGATATAAATGGTAGTGTTGCTATAC